CATTTGATGTTTTAATAAGCATCGCAGAAAAATGTAGCTACAGCGAGCAGGATATCAAGATCATGCGTGCTATGGTGTCTGATGTTGTATATTCACTCATAGCCTTCAATGGAGATTTATATGGTATTGTATGTGGATCACATATTAGTGGAAACTCTCTCACAGTTATTTTGAATGGGATCTGCGGCTCACTTAATCTTAGGTGTATCTTTTATAAATTATTTCCATTTAACAGTTTCGAGGAGCGTGTTCCATTTAGAGATGCAGTTGCATTGGGAACATATGGTGATGACAATACTGGTTCCGTCAAGGAAGGTTTTGAAAAATTTAATATGATTTCTGTTTCAGAAGGTTTGGCGGAATATGGACAGGAATACACAAATCCTGACAAAAGTGAAGCTAAAATTCCATTTTTGCCGAAGGAGCAATGGGAATTCTTGAAGCGGAAGAATGTTTACAATCCCGAACTTGATTGTCATCTTGGTGCTTTAATAGACAAATCAGTCTTTAAGAGTTTGCATTCATATATGCGAGGCAAAAGCCCAGAACTTACAAAGGAAATGGCTTGCGCCACCAATATTGATGGAGCCTTGCGTGAATGGTTTGCGCATGGTAAAGATGTTTACGAAAAACGCAGAGCAGAAATGAAAATTGTTGCACAGGAGATTGTAAATGGTGTTCCTGTGGCAAGCCTGTGTCGTGAATTAGATGTCACGTATGAGGATAGAGTTGATAATTGGAAATCCAAATATCGATTCTAGAGTTCTTCATTTTCTATGTGTTTGAAATTGTGGCCCTATGTTGGGCATGTGGCCATTGCCGACCACTATAAAACGGCAAAACCAGTTTACAGTCTGGTGCGGAGCAGAGCAAAACTGTTGTCTATGATTGGATACCATATCATGATTGACTAGGAAATGGATAGTAGCCTAGCCATGTAAAGGCTTTCATAGATACGATTTAGCCCTATTTAGGGCGTGCTTATCACACAACAAAACTTCCCAGTGCAAGACTTTGAGCGCGATCTTGTATTAACTGAATAGTAGCTTACTGATTTTTATGATAATAGAAACATTAGCTCGATGAATAGAGCACATCGCGCCAGGGAGATGTTAAAAACTCGTGGCAACCCAAAATTAGTAAGCAGCCTACTCTCAGAAGAGTACGCTGCACTAACAGAAAGAAAGAAGAGAAAAGTCAAAACAGTGATTATTCGAGCAGCTTTGGATGTATTGAACGCCGATGTTGCATTCTCGGATCACTGTGTTTATTGTGGCTGGCCAAATTCATATTGCGATTGTATCGAATGTCTAAATCCGAAGGGTTTCAGACCACAGAGCGGGACAACCAACGACAGCAATATAATGAAAATAGGAAACAAGTCTCAATACCAAAACGTAAAATTCGCTGATCAACATGATCCATATATGTATCAAGTTAAAAGTCGAGTTGATCCAACTAGGACTATGCAAGACTCAGACGATGCCATGTTAGAGAATTTCTTTTCTCGACCCATTAAGATATTTTCATCTCAATGGGATGTCGGAGCAACTTACTTTGAACAATTTAATCCTTGGAGTTTATACTTGAATAATCCAAGAGTGTCCAATAGGATAGCCAACTTTAAATTGTTGAGAGGGAAGTTGAAACTTAAATTTGTGATTAACGGAAGTGGATTTCAATATGGGCGACTTATTGCATCATATTTGCCCCTGGCAACAGCGGATGCATTGTCTGAAAATAGGATATTGTACCACAAGACTTAGTGCAAGCTTCACAGCAACCTCATGTCTTTTTGGATCCCACCATGTCCACAGGGGGAGAAATGGAATGTCCATTTTTCTGGTACAAGAATTACATCTCCATCCCTCAAGCTGAATGGGGTGCTCTAGGTGAAACAACAATTAGATCATTTAGTACACTTAAGCATGCCAATGGCGCAGCAGACCGTGCTACAATCTCGGTATTTGCCTGGATGGAGGATGTATCTTTGAATATGTTAACATCACAAGAGCCTTCAACTTTGACCCCACAGTCTGGGGTAAAGAGTGAAGTTGATACCGCTAACATGAATGGTGTTGTGTCTGCACCAGCGACAGCAATTGCTAAGGCTGCGGGGGCTCTGAAATCAGTTCCAGAAATTGCACCATTTGCGTTAGCTACTGAAGCCGGCGCAACTATGGTCGCGAAGATAGCAAAGTCGATGGGCTATAGCCGTCCTCCAGTGACCAAAGACCCAGAACCTTTCAAGCCTTTATCAATCTCTTCATTGGCGACAACTACAACTCCAGATGGAGCTCAAAAGTTAACAATTGATGATAAACAGGAACTAACGATTGACCCAACAATTTCAGGTATAGGTCCATGTGACCCGCTCAATATTCAAGAAATTGCGAAAAGAGAAACTTATCTTACACAGTTTACTTGGACTCAAGGAGAAGCTCCTGAGACATTCCTTTGGAACGCCAGAGTCGATCCTGTTCAATGGTTGGAGAGACCAGGTTTGAGAACGGAATATCATCTTACCGCGTCAGCAATGGCTGCTTTGCCATTTCGTTATTGGACGGGAACAATGAAATTTCGTTTTCAAGTTGTTTGCTCTTCATTTCACAAAGGACGTATCAAGGTCGTTTATGATCCAGATTTTATTTCAGGAACTGAGTACAATACCAATTATATGGAAGTTATTGACATTGCTGACAAGCAAGACTTTACCATTGAGGTTGGTATTGCACAAGATGAACAATTGCTTGAGCACTCTTTGCCTGGAGTTGATGCAGTGGGAAATGTCCATACTGGACTCTCTGCTTTCACTTCTAAAGGTAAAGGTAATGGCGTACTGGGGGTTTACGTCGTCAATGAATTAACAACCCCCAATTCAACTGTGAATAATGATATTCAGGTTAATGTATTTGTCTCTATGGGCGATGATTTTGAAGTTTTCGTACCAGATGATCATTTCCAATATTTTGTGTATAAACCACAAAGTGGAGAAAAAGAAACTATTATACCTGAAGGACACAATACCGATGAAATGAATGCTCCTCAACAAGAGGATTCAGAAGTTTTGGGTAATGGAACAACTGACAATGGTCTTATCAATAAAGTTTTTATTGGTGAGGCCATTTCTTCATTTCGCCCATTACTTAAAAGATATAATTTGCATTCGACTCTCACAGAAACGTTGGGCACTAGTCCAATTGTTCTTTTTGGTCGTCGAAATATGTTTCCATATCTACGTGGTAATGTACAAGGAGCCGTTAACACTAGTGTCTCTGGCCCTTACAATTATTGCAACACAGTTATGCTTCATTGGGTCGTTGCGGGTTATTCTGGGTGGAGAGGATCCATCAGATGGAAGATCATCCCTCGCGGAGTTTTAACCCCAGGAGAGAAACCAATGATCCAAGTTCAACGTGCTCCATCGAGCACTACTGAATATTGGCAAGATCGTGCAGTGCCGTATAGTCCTACAGCACATAATGACGCGACGATCGAATCTGTTCTAGATAGAAATTACATTATTGGACAGCCAGATTTGCCTTCGTATCCCAGATCTTTTACGGGAACACAAGGTATGGCACTGTACAATGGTTATGTCAATCCTGTTGCAGAATTCGAATGCCCTTACTATGAAGCAGCCCGATTTGTTCCAGGCAAAACTGAGAATTTCACGGGTCAACCATCAGGACTAGAGGAGAAGTGGGATTACCTCATTCATTGTAATGGAGGTACTGACACCATCTTTGAGGCGTATTGCGCTGCAGGAGAGGATTTTCAAACCTACTTTTTCACGGGGATGCCACCTATTTGGTATGAACCATCCCCACCAGGTGTACCTCCATAAGGGAGGCACTGGGAGTAAACCCAGCAAATCTGCCAGCAAGAGCTATAATCTTGTTACCATGCTGTGGCCGCATGGGTGCACCCATTGGGTGTGAAACTGGCCTCGCCTTATTTGTTGTAGACAACAATTTTTACTGGCGAGAGCCAGGTTTTATACAGGAGTCACAACTTTAATTAGCG